GCGGTGCGTGCGCTCGTAGTTGATGTACTCGTTGGCTGTTGGGATCAGCGTGTGGAATATGAGCGTCATCTAAATACCCGCCCGAGGCGTTCCCACCACGTCAGTTTACGCGTAAGTTGCGGTACCGCAGGCGGTGCTGGCGGCGTTGGCGGTTTTAGATAATGCTCAATAGCGATGCGTGTGGCTTCTGATATGCTGTCGTCATTGCATTTAGACAGCAGATCGTTCAATAGTTTTTCAGGCACATAGATAGAAATGCGACGCACGCCATTTTTTTTCATTGATGGCCTGTTAATTGCCGCAATTTTTCGATGTTTTTGCGAGTCCTTAAACGTTTTCGGGTACGGAGCCACCGTGTCTAAATACGCCGGTGTTGGTAGTTCCTTATGTTCTTGGTAGTATTTTCCGAGTTCATGCAGGCGCGCAAAATGGATTTTCGGAATGTCATTGCGCATTATTCGTTTAGATACCCAATCATTTGACAGCCCCAATGCCTCAGACACCGCTGTTTTAGGCAAGCCCGTCTCGTCCAGAAACGCGATGAGATACCCTATGCCGCCGCGATGTTTTTGCCGCTCAAACGTTTTGCGTTCCTTGAGAAATCGCAGCGTGTAATCAATGTTTTCGCTCATAGTAATCGTCCGTTGTTTGTAGGCTGGCCCGGCGCCCCTTTGCAGATGCCGCCATCTCCCAGTAGCGGCAGCAGTCACCGAGCCAGCCCAGCAGTTAAAAGGGCAGGTCGTCGCCGGCCTGTTGTGGTGGTGTGTAGACGCTGACTGTCGGCGCCTCGTCGCGCCCGTCCAGCATACGCAGCTCGTCGGCTACGATTTCCGTCGTATAGCGTTTTTCGCCGTTACTGTCCTCCCACGCGCGCGTTTGCAGTTTGCCTTCGATATAGACCTTGCTGCCCTTGCGCAGATAACTGCCGGCGATCTCGGCCAGTTTGCGCCACGCCACGACGCGGTGCCATTCGGTGCGCTCCTGCCGCTCGCCGTTACTATCGACCCAGCTCTCGCTCGTTGCGACGCTGAAATTTGTGACGGCGGTGCCGCTGCCAGTGACGTTCGATTTGGGATCGTCACCGAGGTTGCCGACGATGATTGCTTTATTTACACCACGCACTACACACCTGCTTTCTGGGCTACTATTTCAGTTTTTAGGTCGTTAAAAAATGACCGGCGTTTGTCAGCCGGGACGTTGTCGAGTCCGTCAACCTCGTATTGTTTAAACAGCGCATAGAGTGCTGCGTCGGGCGCCTGCAGGTCGTTGCACATACGGATAAACGCAGCCTGCTCGTCTTTTGCTGTGTTTTGTTTTTTTACAGGGTGCGCCCTGCCGTTGGTTCTTGGCGGGGGACCTGCCGATGAAGCGTCATCGTCTGCCGGCGTTAAACCGAGCGCAGCCGACAGTGCGTAGCGGCGCAGGTAGGTCAGTGCAGATCCGTGCGCTTGGTCGGCGTTCATCGACTTGGTGCCGGCGGCGTCAGATAGGGGATGGTAGCCGCTGATGTATTGACCGCTGGCGTGCCAGATCGTTGTGACCAGCACCTCGCGGTCGTCCACGATACTGCCGAGTTGAGTTACAGCCAGTTGGTTGGCAGCTAACGGCTCACGAATGGCCGTCCAGCAATCCTCAAGGCTCGCATATTTGTTTTTAAGGTGTGGGTTAATGCCGCTTTTACTGACGCCGGCCACCTGCGACTGAAACGCGCTGAGTGCTGCGGCGATTTTGTCTAATTCGTTGCTGTGTGCTATCATCGTCCTATGCTCCGGTTAGTGTGTTTTTTAATTGGCATCGGCAGGTAGGGGAGAGACGGAGGCTATAGGTACTGCCAGCCGTCTCTCCCTCGCTTTGGCATACGGCCTCGCGGGTTGGAAACTGTCGGACTGTGTAGCGACCTCAAGCGATCAGCGAGTGCCCCGCCATGATGCCCTGATCTCGGTCGCTACTTTTGTCGGGGCGGTAGCCGGTCATCCTCATGCCGGCATCTTCCTCGGTGTTTTGTAGCGTGTCGCCATCCCTGCGCGACCTCTCCCTCGAGCTTTGTGGCCGTAGCCACCGGATACTTTTTACTGCTATGTAGGGGCTACGCTCAGTTGAGCGCAGCCAACTCTTTGATCTCTTGCGACAAATGCCGCATGGACATTTCAGCGTCGCTGCTGGCGTCCTCGTGGTAGTCTTTCGGGGTGTTCCGGTAGACGGTCTGGACGTAGTTGAAGTCGTTTTCGGCTTGGTCCAGCAGGATCTCCAGCTCCTCCATGAGTGTGACGATCACGGCAGCGCGCTGCTTGTGTAGACTGGCGATACGTTCCAGTCTGGTCGGCGTAGGCGTGCCGCTGGTCAGGCGGTGCAGGCGGCTAATGCGGTCCGTGAAGTCGTCGACGGCGTCGCGTAGTTCGTCCAGCGTCAGGTCGGCGGTCGCGCCACAACCAGCGTGGTCGCTGCAGATCCAACGACCGCTGTGGATATATTGGGTTTTAATGCAGTGGGGGCAGGAGCGCGTCATAGGGCCACCTCGATCAGAAACGGCACAAACGCGCGCACAAAAAAATAACCGGCAGACAGCGCGAGCAGAATATTTGCCGCGGTCAGACCGGTTTTTCTTGTGTTATGTGCAGATAATAGCGAAGTTATACGCATACCGAAGCACCTCCGGGTGTGATGGTGGAGGGTCGGTTCGACAACTTTTGCGAGTGAGGCGAACCGGCCCGTCTTTAATTATAATATCCAAATATAGTCCTATGGGACTATAACGTCAAGGAGTTTTATTGACCTATAGGCTTTTTTTTTGTATTATATGATTATGATAAATCAAAAATCTTTAATAGCACTAAGCGCGCGTGCCGGCATAAAATCAATGTCTGAGCTGGCCCGGCGCGCTGGACTAACTCCGCAGGCCTTGAACAAGAATTTAAAGGGCCATAAAAGCGCACGACTTACAACGATCAACCGCTTATGTGCCGCGCTCGACTGCCAGCCCGGTGCGTTCCTCGAATACCGCCCCGACGAAGAATAACTGCACGCCTGTGCAGTGCAAATATAGACGCTCTTGTTTATTTTGCAAATGTAATATGCGCCAGTGTTTTTAACCTGACAAGTTTTTTTTTAGTATGATTTTAAAATTTATGCATAACTCCGTGTTTTTTTCATAGATTGACATAATTTTATTTACGCGTCCTATAAAAAATACTATGTAAATTTGGGTTTCAGGGTAAAAATCTCTATATTTATAGTGTTAACCAGTTTTTGTTAAACTGATTAATAAACTCCGGGGTGGGCTAACGCTGACTATCGTCCCGGCGTTAGCCCACACTAAACGAGGCGCAATGGCCCAGCAGACCTACACACTCGATAGCTGGCCGGTAGACCGTTGGCCTAATTTTGGATTCGGCGAGATCGCCTGCCGGCACACCGGTGATTGTGCGATTGACCCTGATTTCATGGATAGCGTGCAAAAATTGCGCGTTTTGGTCAACGCACCGCTGACCGTGACCAGTTTTTACAGATCCCCAGACCATCCAGTCGAAGCATCCAAAGAGAAAAAGGGCGCACACACCTACGGGCGTGCGGTAGATATTCAGTGCTCGGGCGCGACGGCGCACGCGGTGCTACGGGCTGCGTGCGAGCTGGGATTTAGCGGCATCGGGATTGCGCAGACGGGCGACCACAATGGTCGATTTATTCATTTGGACGGGATGCGCGCAGACGACGGATTTCCGCGCCCGGCACTATGGTCCTATTGATTCGCTGGTGGCGCCGCCGCAGAGCTCGCACGCTGGCCGAGTGGCTAAGGCTCAACGACGAGATCGCCGGGTGGGCGTAGTGCATTTACTACTTATATAGTTACCGATGGCCGAAAAAAGACAAAAACGCAAGCAGCGCAACAGGCAAGAAAGCTACTCGATAGAGGAAGTCGTCGAGGCACTGCACGCGTGCAATGGCAGCAGGATGGACGCAGCGGATGTGCTGGGCTGCACTGAGAAAACCATCTGGAACTATGCACAGCGGTATCCGCAGGTGCAGGAAGCACTCGAGGACTGTGACCGCGTCGTCGGCAATTTGGCGCGCAATGTGATATTGGACGGCATAATGTCCAACGATAAGTCCTGTGCGATGTTCTACTTGAAAACGCGCGGCGGCTGGTCTGAGCGGCGTGAGATTAGCGGCGTTGATAAGCAGCCGATTGAGCAGAACGTCACAGTCAGGGCCGACACACCGCCGGCGGCTAATTCAATAGACGAGTGGATTGAGATCCGCAAACGCGTGCAGGCGGCGCGCGCTGAGGTGCTTGAGGCGACAGAGTGAGCGCAGCGGTCCAACCGACCTATGCGTGGTCGCCACAGTTAGGACCGCAATTAAACGCCATCGTCGCTCGCAATGTGGTGCAGGAGCTGCTGTTCGGCGGGGCCAGAGGCGGCGGAAAATCGTCTTACCTCTGTGGGGACTGGCTACAAGACATCGAGCAGGGCAGTAATTGGCGCGGCATCTTGTTTCGGCGCAGTTACCCCGAGCTGGATGAGATCATACGCCAGACGCTGGAGATATTCCCGCTGACGGGCGGCGTCTGGAAAGTAGGCGCAAAGGAATGGCGCTGGGCAAACGGCGCACAGTTGAGTCTGCGGCACCTCGATAATGACGCGGATATTGTCAACTATCAGGGCCACAGCTACTCGTGGATCGGCTGGGACGAGTTACCAACGTGGCCGTCGATGATGCCTTACCGACAGATGTTGGCGACGTTGCGTGGCCCGGCACAGAACAAGCGGGTCAGAGCTACAGGCAACCCGGGCGGGCGCTGCCACGGCGAGGTTAAAAGTTACTTCGCGATTGACCGCTGGCCGGCTGGCAACGTGCCGTTTAGGGACAGGCGCACCGGCATGGTGAGGTTATTCGTCCCGAGCCGGGTGCAGGACAACCAGATACTGCTGGAAAACGACCCTGACTATATCCAGCGGCTGCAGGGCGTAGGCGACCCTGATCTGGTCAGGGCGTGGTTAGAGGGCGATTGGGACAGCAGCCCCGGCTCAATGTTTTCTGTTGCGCGCGATGAGTTGCTGGTAGAGCCGTTCGAGATACCCGACAACTGGCCGCTGTTTTGTTCGCTCGATTACGGCGAGCAGAACCCAACGGTTGGATGCCTGCTGGCCGTCGATTACGACGACGACGTGTGGGTCGTTAGTAGCTACTACGCGTCAGGGGCCGGCGCTGAACACGCTCGGGGCGTCAAAAATTTAATTGAGCAATGCCCGTTTACTAAGGGGCGCGGCATTGTGGGGCGCTCTCCGAGGCAGGTGCTGGCACCGTCCGATATGTGGACAAAGAGGGCGCCGGGCGAGGCGTCGCAGGCGCGCTCGGTGGCCGACACGTTTCAAGAGGCCGGCGTATTTCTGACCCGCGCCAACATGGATCGGGTCAACGGCTGGCGCAACGTCGGCAACCTGCTGCACCACGGCAGGCTAAAGTTTTTCGAGGGGTATGCCGACCCTATTTTGGATTCGCTGCTGTCAGTGCAGCGGGACACGCGCAACCCAGAAGACGTGGCAAAGGGGGGCGACGATCACGGCGCAGACGCGCTCCGATACGGCGTCAACCACGTTTACAAGGCGCGTCGCAGGGCCAACGCCAAGCAGGCCGACGGCGACAGGTTAATATCGCAGCTATTGCGCGATGAGATGCAAGGACGATATGGATAAACTATTGAGTGAACCGATACGAGCAAAAGTGGTATAGGGCAGAGGGTGAGATGTTGGACCGGCTCTATCGTGAGCGGTCTAACGAGTGGCAACGACTGTACGACGCCTACGACCTGAAGTTTGACAAACGTATACGCGACCTACGGGCCGAGGACGTGGTCAAGGTTTCTCGATTTTACCCGGTCGTGCGTCAGATCCTCGGCACTATAGCACACAATTATCCAGTCCAGCAGTTTTCTGTAGACGACGAAGCCAATCAAGGCGTGGCCGAAATCCTCGAGCGCGCGTCGGCGTCGTGGATGAACCTGACCAGCCTTAAATCCCATGTGCACCAAGCGATTTTTGACGCGTTGTTTTGTGGCGTCGGCTGGGTCAGGCTCGATTACAACCCGCCGGGCGATGATATTATCGCGCCATACACAACCAACGACGATATGTACGAGGATATTGTCGTTGCTACGCGCGTAGCACCCCATTGCGTGCATGTAGATCCCACCGGCAGTCCGCACCGTCTCGGCGATAAACGATACATACGCGAAAAATTCTGGGTTCCGCTCAAGTTTCTGCTGGACGACCCCACCATTCAGAACAAAAAGGCGCTCAGGCCGACGTCGATGGGCAAGGACGACGAACTCGGCTATGGCGATCTGATGGGCGCGCGCTACGAGAGCAGCGAGCAGGAGGCGATGCGCGAGGCGATTGCTAACGGCGAGTTTGTGCAACTTGAGCGTTGGCACAATCGCATTGAGCGCCGGGAAGTTACGTTTGCCGCCGGCGTTGACGCACCGATTAAAGACATCCCGCACCCATATCGCAAAATGCAGTTCCCGCAGGTGTCGGACACATTTGGTATGCCGGTGTTCAATCTGGACCCGGCAACAGGTGAGCCGACTGAGCCGGTGTTGGATCTGGAAAATGGCGTCGACCAACCCGGTTGGTTGGTCGAGGAGGGGTTTCCGTTCGCCGCAATCAAATTCGATTTGAGCGCCGAGACGTTCTACCCCAAGGGGCATCTGAAATACCTCGAGGATATTCAAAACGCGATCATAGAGCAGACGTCCCGCATTAGCGATATGCTCAAGCGCACAAGCCGCATGGCTGCTGTATCCAACAGCGAGTTGGAGCAGAACCCCGAGCTGGCCGAGTTGATCCGCACGGGCCGGGACGGTGAGGTTATCGGATTAGAGGATCTGTCGTCGTTCAGGGAGTTGGCGTGGGGCAGCGTGCCGGGTGACGTATATAACTTTTTTGGTATGGTCATGGGCATGGAGCGCGAGATTGCTGCGCTACAGCCGCCGGCTGCTGGCTCAACGGACAGCGCGACCGAGGCTGCTGTTGTCGCTGCTGCGGCACAGATTAACGGGCAGTGGATGGAGGCGGCGGTCAACGGGTTCTATGAGCGCATTGTGCGCAACGCGTTCCAGATCATGGGCGACCCGCGTTACGTTCCAGAAAATTTTGCTGAGAACGTGGCGCCAGATGGGGAGGACCGTGTGATACGCGCACTACGCACCAGCGATTTCCTATGGAACTATCGCATCGAGACAAAGACTGGCAGCACGCAGCCGCTCTACGCACAACTTGAGCGCGACCGTACGATGGCGTTCGTCTCGTTTGCGGCGCAGCGACCCAATTTTGACCAGATGGAAGTCGATAAGCTGGCAGCCACGGCCAACGGCGTCGCCGATGTTGAGCAAATACTACGCGACGAGAACAACGTCGAGGCCGAACGCGCAGCCCAGTATGAGAACGACCGCGTCATGGCGGGTCAGCCCATCGAGGTGTTAGCCGAGCAGGATCACCTCGCGCACGCCGGCGTCCACGCTAAATACCGCGAGCATCAGCAGTATCAACAGTTGCAGATGGCGGCGCAGGCGCGCGATATGATGGGCCAGCCGGCAAACCCCGCTGCTGCACAACAACTGCAGGCCATTGATCAAGCCATCGCCCAGCACTTACAGCAGCACCAGCAGGCCGCACAACAGGCACAGCAGGGCGAGACGGCATCACCGGTCGCTGCAGGCCGTGCTGCCGCCGCTGCTACCAACGAGCAGGATCTGATGCGTCAGGTCCAGTCTAACGCACAGCGCACTGTAGACGTTGCACAGGCGCAGGCCCGGAACTACTAAATGAATCTGACACCGACCTTTTCCTCTAGCGCCATTGGCCGGCCACCGCTCGATCCTGAACAGGAGCGCATTGCGCGTTTGCTGGAGGCGCTGGTCACGCAGACGCCGGGCGGTTTGGTGCAGTCTACCGGCGAGACGCTGGGCATGGTGGGCGACGTGCTCGGGTCTATCGGCCAGCCGCAGCGCGCCGAGGCATTGGGCCAGCAGGTGCGGCGCACGTTGCCAGACATTGTCTCAGCGGTCACAGAGCGGCCTGCAGAGGTTGCGACAGCGTTCGGGCAGGGCATGGAGCAAGAGGTGTTGGATAAGGGCTTAGGCGCCGTTGCAGGGCTGGAGGATTTGATCCTGCCGGGCAGTAAGGCGGTGGGTATGCTGGGTGCGGCGGCAATGGGGTTGGGCAAGCTGCCGCCGGCGTCAAAAGCGGTGCAGGACATTGTCGATCTGAGCAAGGCGCGACAGACGCCGGCCATTGTCGGTTCAATGCGGCAAGCGGGAGATTTGTTGTCAGACGTTGGAGAGGACGTCAGTTACGCAAAGACTTCCGATTATATGCCGGGTCAAAGGATTAGCACAAGGATTCCAAAAGGCGCGACCATTACGGAAGATCCGTTAGTTGAAAATTTGACTATTGACACAGATGTCATGCGGCGTGATGAAAAACTTACTGCAAAAATGGGCAAAGAATTAGGCCGGTATGTAAACATCACAGACGACGTGGCTAAAAGCGGTGATGCAGATAAAATAATTCAAGCCATGAAAGACCATGATAAGGCTAATTTAGAATTTATTTTTGAACAGATGCCGCCAGAGATCAGAGATAGGTCAAAATTGTGGTATGACGGCGCAAACAAAATAGCAAACGAGTTTGCGCGTCGGTATAACGTGACAATGGAGGCGGCGTCTGGTGTATTAGCGGCGTTATCTCCACAAATGGATTGGTTTAAGAATGTAACATTGGCCGAGCGCGTCATAGACACGGTGCAAAATCAATCAACAATGCCGTGGACTGCTAAGATGGAAAGATTTTTGGATAAGTTTTATGCGGCGCCGGGATCAAGTTCGCGCAGTGATTGGCGCCAAGATATTGATGCTATTCGAGGAAAAACATTAGCCGAAATTGACGAACCATTGCAACAAGCGTTGTGGATACGCGCTTTTGATGAAACAATGCGCGACAAAGGGTATAGGGTTATCACGCCAGAGGGCGATTTTGGCAATGTTGTTAAAACTAAAAAAGGTGAAAACGCCGCAAGTGGGTGGGGTGCATTTGCAGACATTGCAAAAGCGGCCAGTGTGATAAAAGACCCGTCTAAAGAAAACATCAGTCGCAGCATGGGAGTTCAGCATAAGGTTAGAAATTTTTACAACAATATAGCTGATCCGCAATCGCCTTATGGCGACGTCACAATGGATACGCACGCCATAGCCGCAGGTCTTTTGCGACCATTATCCGGTAGTTCATTGGAAGTCAAGCAGAATCTTGGAGGTGGGCCATCGTCTAATGTTTTGGGCGTACAGGGATCTTACCCGGTTCACGCAGACGCTTATCGAGAGGCCGCTGCTGATATGGGCATACAACCTCGGCAGATGCAGTCTGTTACATGGGAAGGTATACGCGGATTATATACGCCGGAACAAAAACGCAATAAAGCGTTTGTTTCATCGGTTGATAATCTGTTTCAGCAATACAAAAAAGGAACTTTGTCGCTGCAAGAATTACAGCAATCTGTGTTGCAGATGGCCGGCGGGATAGATTTGCCAGATTGGGCTAAACCTTAATGGTATGCCAAAGATCTTCCGGCAAGACTTCGTATAGATCAATGTCAGATGGGACGCCATCCGGGTAGCTGTATGCTAAATAAACGTCGGCAGTCAAATCTTTACCGTGACGAATCATGTAATCCAGAACGACATCGTCGTGGGCTGATCCTATGGGTGCTTGAGACATTTTCGATTCTCCGTTAATGGACATATAAATATAACAAATTTAGTCCAGAATACCAAAAAATATGCCGACACACAACTACATCTGTGGGCTGGGTCATGTAGAGACGGACGTCTACTACACCATTGCCGGCGGTGGGCCTGACAAGACGCGCACCTGTCCAGAGTGCAAGCAGCCGGCCACGATCCATTTCGGGTCGTTTGGCGCGTTTAATCGCTTGATGTCAACGCAAGGCCACAATCAGCCGCTGCCCGATCCGCAGACGGGGCTATACTACGACAACGCGACCGACAAGCGGCGCAAGCTCAAGGCGCTGGGGCTGGAGGAAGGCGATCACAAGAGCCGCGGGCAGGTCGAAGCCGAGACGTGGGACGCACGCAATCGGCAGGTCGAGCGCCGCGCACAGGGCCAGACTATCGCTGCCGACAGTCTCGACGAGGTTATGAAACAAATTGAGTGGGACAGGGTGGATCGCGGCGCATCGGGTGATTTGAGCCGCACCGTAGAGAGTGCAGGATTATTTAGCGACAACGAATAGTTTGCAGTAAGCAAAGCGGCTCGCCGAGTCGCAGCACCATTAACGCGCTGACCGTGCCGGGTCAGTGGGAGTTACGGCACTAACTCCTACAATCCGGTTGGTCGGCGCGTTTTTATTTGAGGAGCAGTAACGTATGACCGAGATAGCACTGGACCCTGCCGTATCCGAGGGGCAGACGTCTGAGGGGCCAGAATCACGATCTGCAGCACCTATCAATGAGATGGGGCTGGGGATGCTTGATTTGGACCAACCCCGAAGCGACCTCGACGATCCAGATGCAGGGCAGACCGATGCTGACGAAGTCGAACGAGCAGCACCAAGCGCAACAAAGCGCACAAAAACCAATGACGACCTATCGCCGTTGGAGCGGGATCGCCGCGAGGCAGACCGATATTTTACCCAGCAGCGCCAAGACTTTGAATCGTGGAAACAGCGCGAGATGGAGTCGATTGAGCAACTGAAGAAAGCAGCGCAGGCACCACAGGCGCCTACGGTGCAGGAACAGTCACGGGGTGATGCAGAGTCGTTGCGACGCGCAGCGATGCAGGCAACCGATCCAGAGCAGCAGCGACAACTTATGGAGCAAGCCGCCGGCATTGAGTATGTGCAGCAGTTGGCTATGCAGACGTTCCAGCAAGAGGCTCAAAAGTTAGGCTTAGATGGCATCGGGCAACTGCGCGAAACATTGCAGCAGTTGCAGCAAAACAGTCAGCAGCAATATGAGCAGGCTATGCAGAAACAGATTGCTGAGGCTGTTGAGGTGTTTGGGGACAGTGTGTCGTCCGATCCAGAGACGTTGGAGTTTCTACGAAACAACAAGGGTTTCCTGAATCGCATAAACCCGGCAACGGGCGAACGATACACCCTGACCGATCTACTGAGCCGTTGGACGGGGCGCGCAGCAAACGAGGCGCGAGAGGCACGCCAGACGCAGCGCACGCAGCGGCAGCAAGCCAAAGTGGGCGCAGCGACACGCGGCCAATCAGCCGGCGTTCGCGCACCCGCTACCGGGGTAATATCGAAGGATGCAGCGTTGGCCGAGATTCGCCAGACGTTCGAGTAGGCAAGAACAATAGAAGGATAGAATGGCACAGACCACTTCTGAAGTTTGGGATAGCAGATGGTCGTCCACGCGACGCACCATAGCACCGGAAACGGTGGATAACATTTTTCAGCCCTACAATGTCATCGACGCCATGCGTAAGCGTGGTGGTGGCAGCATGATGGTAGATGGCGGCGGGAAAGAAATCCAGATTTTGCTCGAGTCGAGCGCCGGCACTGCCGAGGCGTTTGATAAGTACGATCCTCTGAGCAAGTCGCCCCGCGATCCGTTTGAGTCGGCGTTTTACAAGCGGCGCTATTACGCGGTGCCGATTGTGTTGAGCGATACGGAGAACTGGGAAAACAGCGGAGCCGAGGAGATTTTTGACCTGCTCTCCGGTCTTGGCGACAACGCCATGAACTCGCTGTTGAAAACCATTAACGAAGATGCCTGCGGCGCGCAGTCGGGCAAGTCCATGCTCGGCCTGCAGGATATTATCGCCGACGCCGGCACCGGTACTGTCGGCGGTATCGACAGCAGCACCAGCACTTTCTGGCAGAACCAGAAAGACACCACAGCAACGACGTTCCTCTCGCAGACGACCACCAACATTTTTAACGGCGTTACGCGTTTTAATGCCGTTATGGATTCGGTCCGCAAGCAGGGCGGTCGCACTGACGCCATTTTCACGACCTACTCCATCGCCGGCGCCTATCGCGTTGCGTTGACCTCGCAGGGTTATGTCGAACTGCGCGGCACGCAGCTCAATGGGCTTAACGGTCAGGAGTTCCCCGGCTACATGGGCGCCAGCGTGATTGCTGACGATGACATTGCTGCGTCGCACGCGTATTTCGTTGACAAGCGCGCGCACCAGTTGCGTGTCATGCGTCAGGCCAACTTCAAGAAAACGCCGTTTGTCTCCCTGCAGAGCAGCGGTCAGCTCGGGCAGCTTTCCTACATGGTCGCTGGTGTACAGCAAATAACCAATAATCGCCGACGCCTCGGTGTTGCGACCGCTATCACCGGCATCTAAGAGGAGAGAAACTTAATGGCGTATAAAATCGTAAACGGGCCGACGTTCAATCAGGACATTGACGAAACGTCTACCTATCAAGAGGCACCGCTCGGTACGCGCGTGCAGGCTGTTGATCTGAACAACCCCACTCGTGGTACGGGCGAGTTCGTTTATTGTCTCGGCGCTGCCAGCACTGCTGCCGGCGACCTCGTGACCATTGACGGCGCTGGCTTTACCACGACGCGCGCCTCGGCCAATGCCAAGGGCAAGGTTGGCGTGGCGATGTCTGCTAACGTTGCCAGCCAGTATGGTTGGTATTGCGTTGACGGCACGGTCCCGATCACCAGCGGCGACGTTGCTGACGGTGCTGTGTTGTATCTGACGGCGACGGCTGGGTCGGTTGACGACGCAGCGGTGGCCGGCGACTTGATCTACGGCGCGTTTTCTGTCGCGGCAGATGCGGGAGGCACGACGTTGTCGAGCATCACGCATCCGTTTGTGACGGACGCGAGCAACTAACCGTAGCGTTTAATCGGGTGGGTGGGGCAAGTGACCTCACCCACCTACAAACCGCATAGGCATATATGGCAAAGCGTAGAAGTGCAGCAACCGCAGAGTTTGACGAAATGGGCCAACCTATTGGCGCGACTAAAGGCGAACCCGATCAGAGTGCGTTGGCGCTGGTTGATGAGGCCAACAGCGACCTTGAGCCGTTAGTGGACGTCGAGGAGCAGGTCGAGCCGCAAAGCAAGCCGTCAGGGTTGATTGAGCAGTTGATTGCTGAGGCCAAAGCAGACCCGTCTGTAGCTGTGGGATTGGCTGACCTGCTGGCGAGCAACGAGCAGACGCGCGACCTGTTTGGGTTAGGCCCGGGCAAGGGGCCGGCTATTGGCAACTACGAACGCGACTATACCCAAGAGCCTGCGCTGCGCGTGTATGGCGGCGTTGAAGTGGCGCACCCTAAGGGGTTTCGTCCATTGCCGGCGTCGTGGCTGTTAATGTATAAAGGCGCCAACGGTGATACCAACAACAAGGCCGAGGCGCTGCGCGACAGTGACGGTCGTTTATTGCTGTCCGAAAACTATAAAAAGTTTTTAGACGGTCATAAGATCGGGCAAAAGATGGACGGCAACGTCCGGTTTGACATTGCAGCCGATCAAGTGATGCCAGAGGATGAGGGCATAGCCATAGCGTAATGCAGCAGATACGCCAATCGCCATCTATTGCCGGGCGCGTCAAACAGGTTACTACGTTTGGCACGGTAGCACAGTTCGACGTGGTGGAGATAGGGCAGGTATTGTCGGCGCCGGCCTTAACGACAGCGGCGCGCGATGCGCTGACGGCGTCTAACGGCTGGATCATCTATAACACGACTGACGACGAGCTGCAGGTCTACAAAGCGGGTGCGTGGGTCAACATCACAACATCGTGAAATATGCTGAATGACATTATCGGATGGCATCACATTAGTACTGGATCGCGTCGGGCTGGATAGTGGCAACGCCACGTTCAAAAACCGTGCGCGTCAGTATATCAACCTTACCGCCATAGAAATAGCTAATCTGCTAAAGTGGTGGTGGTTGAACCGCACGACCACGTTCAAGACGACCAAGACGTTTACTGTCACCGGCGCCAGCGGCACGTTTACCGTGGGCGAGACGATCACAGGCGGCACGAGCGGCTCTACAGCTACTGTAGACTCGCACGACACGGCCAATGGGCTGGTGTATATCTATAGCGAGAGTGGCGATTTTACCGCGTCAGAAACGATTACGGGTGGCACCAGCGGTGTCACGGCAACCTACTCCAGTTCGGTAAACACGCGCGTTTACACGCCCGTCAGTGGCTCGGTCACAAACTGGTGGTCGTTCGTCAACGAAACAGATGAGTGGCCGTTAGAGATCGTCGGGCCAGACCAATACGACCTGCTCA